TTCAGGGACTGTCAGAGAAGCGTTTGCTAAACGCGGGCATGACGCATGGTCTTGTGATTTAGAACCTACAGATGTGCCTGGTAATCATTATCAAGGGTCAGTGTTGGACATATTAGATAGGGGGGGGTGGGATTTGATGATCGCGCATCCACCATGCACTTACCTAACAGTTACAGGAAATAAATGGATGAAAGATGAATATAAAGATAGATTTCCAACAAGACAACAAGATAGAAAAGACGCTATTGAATTTTTTATGTGTTTGGCAAACGCTAATATTCCTATGATTGCAATTGAGAATCCTATAGGAATAATGAGTACGACTTGGCGTAAGCCAAATCAAATTATTCATCCTTGGCAATTTGGGCATGAGGCAAGTAAGTCTACGTGTTTATGGTTAAAAAATTTGCCTAAGTTAAGCCCTACTGAAGTAGTTGGAAAAGGCGAATTTATTCAGTATAAAAGTGGCAAACGAATGACCAAATGGTACGCAGATGCGGCGTCTTTAAAACCTAAAGAACGCGCAAAAATTCGTAACAAAACATTTCAAGGAATTGCTGACGCGATGGCAGCGCAATGGAGTTAAGACCCTACCAAGAAGACGCCGCCGACTTCTTATTTGAGCGCGACAGAGCCATGATCTTGGCGCCTGTGGGCGCGGGTAAGACGGCCATCACGCTGACCGCTATGGACGCGATGGTTGCCAATGGTCACGTCAAGCGCTGGCTGGTTGTTGCGCCTAAGCGCGTCTGCACGGACGTGTGGCCAATCGAGATGCCTAAATGGAGCAAGCACCTAAAAATAGCTATTGCGATTGGCACGCCTAAGCAACGCAACGCCGTCTTCAGTAGCGACGCCAACGTAATCGTTATCAACTACGACAACCTGCAATGGCTTGCCGGCATTTGCGAAACGATGGGCAAAGGTTTGCCGGTGGATGGGCTAGTGTTTGACGAGCTCACCAAGCTCAAGAATCCATCAGGCGCGCGCTTTAAAGCGTTCGAAAAGATCATCAAAGACGTGTCTATTCGCTGGGGTTTGACAGGCTCATTCACCAGCAACGGCTTAGAAGATGTGTTTGGCCAGTGCAAGATTGTTGACCAAAACCTGCTAGGCCGCGCTAAGGGCGCGTTTATGCAGCAATACTTTGTGCTGATCAATAAAGACTTTGGCGAGTGGGCGCCGCGTGTCGGCGCGCTGGGTCAAGTTATGGAGCGCATCAAGCCTGCGACGTATGTCCTAGAGGCTGGCGAGTACAAAGACAAACTGCCGCCATTGCACATCGTCGAGGTGCGGTGCGATCTAGTAGACCGCGCGCCTTACGAGAAAATGAAAAAAGATTTTATGGTGGAGTTTCCAGACGCCAAAGCCATAGCGGCCAACGGCGGCGTAGTAACAGGAAAACTGCAACAAATGGCCAGCGGTTTTGTCTACGACACACGTAGAACGGCCTCCGCAAAAGCTGGTACGTTCATTGTCACACAGACACCTGTATGGTTTAGCACGCACAAATTTGACCGACTTGATGAACTGCTGGAGGAGAACCAACATGCCAATACTTTGGTGGCGTACACATACCAAGGCGAGCTCGCCGAGCTCAAGCGACGCTATCCTAAAGCCCAGACGCTCGACGATGACCGCGCCATTGAGCGCTGGAATGCGGGCGAGATCGAGCTCCTCTTGGTCCACCCAAAGTCAGCAGGCCACGGGCTCAATCTGCAACACGGTGGCTGTCGAATCGTTTTTGTGTCCTTGCCCTGGTCGCTCGAACTGTATGAACAAACCGTCGGGCGCTTGCATCGTAGCGGCCAGCGGCATGACGTGTGGTGCTACGTGATGATGACGAATAAAACTATAGATGAAAAAATTTGGGCGGCGCTACACGACAAACGCGCCATATCTGATATTGCAATGGAGGAACTTAAATGACACGCATAAACCTGTGGAAAGCGCAACTTAAAGCCGCGCGGTCCATACTAAAAATACACCAAAAAGACGCTAACGCGGCGCGGCGCACGTTATTGAAAACAATAGCAACAATTACTAAACTGGAGGTAAAAATTGGCACTTACATGGCGAAAATTAAACGCTGAACTTAGAACTTTGGATGAGACCAAGGTGTTGGAGATGCTGACCGAAGAGCGGGCAGACGCCAAACGTGTGGCGGTGCTGGAGCGACTGCATCAGCGCTACACGACCTTGCGCGCCGCACGCGAGCGCATCGAGATACTTCAAGAGGCACGCCAACCGTGAAGTGCCCGATCTGCAATACCTGGTCAATCGTCAAGCAGACGAAAAAATCCCCTACTTTCGGGTATACCCGCAGGCGCGAATGCGCGAATGAACATAGATTTACCACTCAAGAAGTGATAGTCCCACCAGAAGATATTAAAGAAGAACAGCGAAAAAGACTTGATAGGAGTAAAAATGCCGACCTTTGAGACATGGAGCCATGAGAACTTAGCCAAATTTGCTGTGGAAGCATACGTTAAGTTGCAAGAGCAGCAGGATTACATTCAGCAGTTGCAGAATGATTTGCAAGACGCGCTTAATGCCTATAGGAGGCTAAACAAATGATACAAATAGAAACACCGCAAGAGAAAGAAGTATTCAGCGCAATGGAGCAAAGCTCTGTGCGGAAAGAAGGCATTCGCCAGATGGATAAATACCAATCCATCATGGAAGAACTAGCCCTAGCCCGTATGTTGATACGCGAGTTGGGTGACAGATTGGCTAAGTTGGAAGGTAAAGAATGAGACAAGCATTAGAAATGGCACTTGAGGCGTTGGATTTGTCCAATCCTAGATTTGGAATTGGAACTGCAAAACATATTTCCGCAACAGCCGCCCTACGCCAAGCCATCGCAGAGGCAGAGAAGCAAGAGCCTGACAAATACGTAATGGACATTGAATGTACCAAGTGTGGGGCACAGCAATCGGGAATTCTTACTGTCAACACCACATCACAACAACGCAAGCCGCTGACGGATGAGGAACTGGAAGAAATCGTGAAGCGCGGAGCAGAGAATAAACCTTTTCACCATTGGTTTGCCCGAGCCATCGAAGCCGCACACGGCATTAAGGAGTAAGACATGGAAAATCAAGGAATAGTAAAAGTTAAATTTCCAAGAGAAACAGATACAAAATCTGGTTGGACTATTGACCATTCTTTTATTACAAGAGTTCGTCACTCAATTCCGCCAGATGAAGATGAGTGGATTTCAAGCCATGAAGAAGTTCAGGCAGTTTTACTTGCTCTTGAATGTATTCCCGCTGGCATCTACACCACCTCACCAAAGCGCCCGTGGGTTGGGCTGACGGATGAGGATTGGGATGAGATTTTTGGCAATGCGCTGACCATAGGCGAAGCCATAAAAGTAACAGAAGCCAAACTCAAGGAGAAGAACACATGAACGCATTTCACCCAGACTTTATGGCTACGCATTACCCCAAGTTTTGGGATTTCTCAAAAAGCCAACAAGCGCTAACAGCAGAGCGTGAGATGGCTAAAAAGAGCGTAAAGCCCAAGCGGTTTTATGTATATGCTTTGGCAGACAGAATGAAACCATCTAAAAGGAACTATGCCAAGTTATGACACAAGATGAAATCATTGAACTGGCTAAACAATGTGGAATAGTTATTGGTTATCCAAAATATCAAGACATTGAAGCCTTTGCCAAACTTGTTGCAGAAAAAGAGCGTGAAAAAGTTACTAAAGAGCGTGATAGAATGTGCGAACATTGCAAATGGAGAAATAATGAAAACTCAACGCTCAATGAAACCAATTAGTCAAAGATTTTGGGAAAAGGTAAACAAAACTTCCACCAATAATTGTTGGGAATGGACAAGTTCTATACGAGGAAACGGCTATGGTGCATTTTTTACTCATTTAATTGAAGAAGGTAGGAAATGCCACGGAGCGCATCGTTACTCTTGGGAATTAACTAATGGGCAAATACCAAGTGGTTTGTGGGTTTTGCATAAATGTGATAACAGAATTTGCGTAAATCCTGACCATCTTTTTTTGGGAAACAGAACTGACAACATGAAAGATTGCGCTACAAAAAGAAGGGTTTGCACAATCGGTAAATCAAATTTAACTCATTGCAAACGAGGGCACGAATTTACATCTGAAAACACTTGGAAAACAAAACAAGGTTGGAGGTTATGTAAAGCGTGTGCAACATTAAGAAAAACAAGAGGTAAAGCATGACCCATCAAGAGATAAAAGAACTTGCAGGGCACAGGGCTGTGTCACCTTGGGTGATGAAACTCGTTAATGATGCCGTGATGAAGGAAAGAGAAGCCTGTGCAAAGGTATGTGATGAATACGATGTAGCAGAGGATGTAAATACCTGCGATACGGCTGAAGGGATTGCCATCGCAATCAGAGCAAGGGGACAAGCATGACAAACAGAGAAATATTCATCAATTTCATGCGCGATATGTTGCGCCCCAGAACTTTGGCTGAAATCATCAACAAAGAACTGCGTGAAGCATATTTATCCAAGATGCAAGCAGAACAATCTCTAGAGTACGCCAACAGTATCGTTGAGTACAACCGCCAAAGAATCAGACGCTTAGAGGAACGACTTAAAGAACTAGGAGACAACGATGCTTGAAAGTATCTTAATTATTATTGTTTTGTTACTGTCTGGCGCTGCCGTTGGCATTGGAATAATCGTCGCCGTCCTTTGGTTTAGCATGGACAAAGACTAGCCAATAACCGCCATAATCTTGTCGTACTTGGCTTTCCTTTCGGCATAGCCTATCAAACCACCGTTAATCTTCTTGGTCATACCTTCGAGATCGCCCTTGTCTGCGAATACGGATAGGGAATTCGACTTCCAAAACCATCCTGCACTTCTTGCGGCGTAAGTAGGTTCAAGCAAAAGATCAGGATTGCCCACAAGATCAATACCCAGATCACGCCCACATCTCGCATAGTTATCCTTGCCAGTTAATTGTTTAAGACCTCTGCCACGATACTTCCACCCTTCGCCAGACTCGGCAGGACCGTTGCCCATACGAGCCGAGTAAACCAAGTTAGCTATCAACTCAGGCTTACCCGCTATGCTGTTAGCCACAGCAGTTGGGATCATTTTGCCCTTTTCGTCTTTTTTTGGTTTCTTGTCTGCCCCAAGCGTAGCAAAGCGGTTAGGCCAACAAGCAGCCAAGGTAGCCGCCCTGTAGTTTAGGTTTTCCGATAGCATGGTGTAACCACCAGACTCATGGGAGGTCTGGGCTAGAAACCCAGCAATGCGCTGTGGAGTATTGATCTCAAACTCAACGCAAGTCTCAACAACCGCATCAAGCCATTTGGCTGGGTCTTTTACACCAGCCGCCACAAGAAGTGGGCTGTCTGGTGTCATTGCTGTTCCTTTTGCTTTTGGTCAACAGCCTCTTGACTCTTGTTGCTAGAGCCAAAGAAGAAACGGATCAAACTATTAACAGCAGTACCGATAAGAAAGCCTAAGATGATGTTGATAAAGTCTCGGTTGTGGTTGTCGATTGGTATGAACGACACAGCAAAGAAATAGATGAACGACACCACGGTCAAAAACCAAGCGTACATTTGGGTAAATCTCTTGGTGCTATCGTCATTCATATACATGTCCGTAGCGCGTTGAGTGGATTTTTCGTCCAGTTCAGCCATAAATTCAGAGTGACGGTTAGCCTCTTCTTGCAGTTTAGCGTTGTATTCTGGGGTGGCTTCGCCTTGGGGTTTGAGTTCCATGCCCAACTTCTGCTGTACAGCGTCCACACCTTGCTCAATAACTTGGTCAGCAACTTTGTGCATCCCGTTGTCTATTAGGTTGGCTACGATTCCTGCAATCAAAGGTAACATTATTTTTCCTTCAGTTCCTGTTTAAGTCTGCGAAGTTCTTTGATTTCGCGTTTGAGTTGGGCTTTCATATACAGAGTCTCTATGTATGCCATTGAAGTTACTCCAACAATTAGACATAGTGCAACCGCAGTCAGAATCCACCCGATAAGACGCGCAGTTGCCACATTAGCCACCCAAATAGTAAAGATATAAATACCACGGCAATCACCCCACTTGTTACTTCAATAAGCCAGATTTCTTCTTGCTCTTGCTTCCAACGCTGTTGTCTTAACTTTCTAACCTCTTCTGATCTAGCCCATTCTTGTTCTTGTTTTATCTTGGCATACATCTTTAAAAATCTGCTGTATATAGCTTTCAGTTCAGCAGGCGCATAAACGGTCATTTGCTCCCGAATTTCTGCATCAAGGTTTTCCATTTGGAGTTCCACCAAGGCGCGTTCAATAGCCTTTTTAGAAGTGTTTTGATTAGGGTCATAGTGTTCCTTAGATTCCGCTTCTAATGAGGCGTAATAGTTGTTTAACTGAGCCTGTATATCAAAAAAGTTGCCAAGTTGGATTCCCACATTCTTGATTGTTTCAAGTTCAAGGATTTCGTAGGATTGTTCTTTGGCTTTCGCTTTCGCCACAGGCTTTGTCTGCTCTGTATACTTATTTTCACGGACTTGATACTTAAACAGCCCCAAAAACCAATCAAAGATACCCTTGATGGCTTTGACATCAGAGAGTACGCCTTCGACAGTTTTCTTAGCCCCTTCCAGTTCCATGCGTCCTTCATGGAGCATTGCACACCCAGATTTAATGGCGCTGACAGCGCCTTGGGCAAGCATAAGGAGACTGAAAACGGGTCCATGTTAGATGCCAAATAACTTGTGAATGATGGTGGCAGCCACGCCTGGCCCCAGTAACACACACGCCATGACCGCATAGAGCAAATACTCTATCTTGGTCATGCGCTTCTCGCCTGTTGTCAGCGTTTCATCAATGCGTTGATATCTTTCCGCGCAAATCGCTTCGTGAACCGCTAGGCGTGTTTCAGTGGTATCACTCATGGCTTGGGATATTTAGCTTTGACCGCTTGGCAGTCGGCAATGTACTTGGCAATTTGCGCTTGGTCACCCTTAACCACACCATCAAGATAGTCGGTCATCGGTGGGTACTCACCTAAACGCTTTTCAGCGTAAGTTAATACTGGCGCATTGGCAGCGCGGATGGTAGCCACTTCTGCATCCGTGATCTGAACTGACCCACTAGGTAGTAGATGTTTGTATTCGTCAGAATTAAGAAAATGAACAGAATTGTCTGGTGATTTGTAATGCATTATCTATCCTTAACGAAGTTCAAGCCAAGTGCTAATTGTTAGCGTACCAGATGCTGAGTATGAACCACTTGGCGGGACTATTGCTGTTAAAGGAACACCAAGTGTTCCACCAGTAGAATTAGTTATGGATTGAATTACCAAACCATTTACAGTTAATGACGAAGTTAAGTTATTAGCACCGCTTACATTAATGCTTACGCTAATAGGTCTTCCTGTAGTGTTGTAATAAGTTGTGCTGTATGCCCTACTTGAAGTGACATTAGTCCAAACTTGTGAATAACCCAAGCTACTCATTGCAGTCAAAGCCTGACCACCACATCCTTGGATAGTGCTAGGTGCAGTTGCCCATGTGCCAGCAGTGGCTTGTGTGCTTTCAACATACCCAACAACACGGTAAGCCACGCTTGATCGAGCCGTAGTGGAATAAATGGTGGATGCACTATCCGCCGCGCCAGCACCTCCTTCTGCTGTGGTGCTTATTAGCCCTGTTTCTGTCAAATCATTACCACCAGAAATGTTGACAACCGCTAGTTCTACTGTGCCAGCATTGTCAAGCGCCAACACAACAATTCGACTTTGCTGTGCTGACACTGTGCCAAGAGTAGACCCTGACGATACGGTCATGGATATGGCAGATGAAACCGCACGAGATACCACAGTTCCACTGGTTAAAGTAGAAGACCGAAACTCAAGAGTAGTTGGGTTTAACGTGACCGTAAGCGCATTAGCCGCAACGGTGGCAGTAATTGGCTGAATGCCAGACTCTGGTGCTTTGGTCAATGATCCGCCACCAGAAAAAGTCAAAGTGCCAGTAGTGGTCACACCGCTTGTAGTGCTAGTGGTGGCATTTACCGTAGTCGCATTGACCGTGGTGATGTTGCCAGTAGTGCTGTTTAGCGTGGTAATAGTGCCAGTCGTAGCACCCAGTGTAGTGAATGCGCCAGTGTTAGGCGCAGTGCTACCGATGGGTGGGGGTGATGCAAGCGTGGTGGTTAATCCACCAGCATCAAGTGGTGCGTTGATGTTGTCCACGGTGTACAGCAGCACATCGGCAGATGTATACACGCTGAACTTGTACGAGGATGAACCTAGCCAAATATTGGCTTGTCCTAACGAATCCAAAATAATTGGATTAGTGTTGGCTGTACCAGCACCAACATCCGTGTAGGTTGCAAGAGGCGTTGTTGTGCCAGCCGAGTATGTGTAAATCTTGCCACCGACTAACGGTGCGCCATCGCTACCATAAATCTGTTGCTTGGGGGTGGGGGTTAGTGATGCCATTTTTTAATCCTTGCGTGATAATACTATGGCCGGCCAGGCAGCATGTTGTTGAGCTCGATAACACGGGTATTAGCAAGCGCGTTCTGTGGCTCCTCTGTAGCCAATGCATTGACCGACGCGGCTGTTGCGCCGCCAGCCGCGCGGGCAGGCGATGTCTTCCACTCTTTAGGATCAGACAGCAGTTTCAGTACACGATTGCGCTCGGTTGCAGGTAAGGTGTTAAGCAAATCTGCGGTGCCTTGGGGCGTCTTAAACGCCTCAGTTAGCGTGGCCATAGTCTTTGCACCGATTTTGTTTTCCAAAATCTGTACTGCTTTGTTGGTGGTTGCGGCTACAGCGGTGATATAAGACGGCAACCGGAACTTAGACATGTTTTGCAAAAGCAACTCTTTAAGCGCTTCTTGGCCACCTGCGGCCTGTGTCTTGATGTTTAGGTCGCGCACGACTTTGGCGGCTTGGTCTTGCAAGACGTTAAGCGTGTTGTCGCTTACTTCTTTGGCTATGTTGTAACTGCCAGGACCAAGAATCTTTTCCACAGTTTCTGGGGATTCGCCTTGAACTAATTTTACAAAAGCATCTTTATTGGTTTTAAACAAGTTAAGCGCTTCGCCTGTAAGTTTTCGTTCAGCAATTTGTTGCATACCTTTGGCGTAATCGGCAAGGTATTGCTTATAGCCCGTGCCACCTGCGGCTTCGATGGCGTCGTCAATTAAAGGCTTGACTTTGGTCAAGACCGACGACGCTAGGTTGCGTTGAGTGGTCGCGTCCGCGCCAGGGCGCAATTGCTGGATCGCCGCGTTAACTGAATTCTTACGAATGGCGTCAAGCGCTTTCAAGTCGATAACGCCACCGCTACTAGTCCATTTGGCAATGTCGTCGGCCACAGTCTTAACTGCGCCAGCCAATATGTCGTTGCCCGCATACTCAGGTTTGTTGGCAATAGCGGTGATGCTCTTGACAAGAGGAGCGCCTTCTAATGGTTTGATCCCTACAGCGCGCATAGCATCAGCGGCAGATTGGGCAAACCTTGCGCCTTGGCCAAGATCAAGCGAACCTGTGGCGGCCTTGTTAGACCATTCACCAAAGGCTTTTTCAGCTAATTCGCTGCCGTAGGTGTATTTGGTAGCACCGACAGGTAGACCGCGTTTGATCAAATCAAGTCGAGCCCATGCCTCGGCGGCTTTGCCGGCGCTTATCAGATCACGCACCTTTTGAACTTCAGCGGCGGCTTCGGTGCTCAACTTGCCTGCTTGGGCTTCGTATTCGGCCACAGACTTGCCTAAATTGCCACGATTGAGGGCAGCCTCACGCTGTGGCCCTGTCATGGCGTTAAGGGCGTTTTTAGACGCGTCAAGCGTTCCGCGCACCTCGCTGGCTGTCGAGCCACCTGCCAACTTGGCCAAAGCGTTGACGCCTTCGGCCTCGTTCATGTTTTTAAGATTTAAGACAAACTTAGGATCGCTGGCTAAACGGCGTTCGATCAATGCTTGCCATGTAGGGTTGGTTATGCTGGCCGTTGCTTGGGCTGCATTGACGCCGGCTGGCGCGGTACGCAAAGCGTTTAGTACTTCAGGCAAGTCTTTGCCTAAAGCGTTGCGAGCAATTTCAGCGGCTTTTTGTTCTGGTATTTGGCGCAGGTCAGCTATCTTGCCCGCTACTTTGCTAAGAACGCCTGCCGCCAAGCGGCCGCCGGTTTCGTACATTGACCCTTCGATTATGTTTTCTACTGGCTTGGTGACGTTTTCCATGCCTTGGCGAGGCTTCTCTACGCCCATAGCAACGTCAGCCGCTTGTAGCAACTCTTTGGCCATGCCATAGCCAAGACCAGCGCCTGCCACACCGCCTACTGCGGTGCCTACAGGGCCTGCACCAAAAGTGCCTGCTGTACCACCAAGTAAACCACCGCCAATCGCGCCGCCAGCTTCTACCAAAGGCGCCGCATAAGGACGCGCGGCTTGATAGATTTGCTGGCCGGTAGTTGGGCCTTGTTGCGGCGCTTGACGTGGGCCAGTAGGAATGCCAGCCTCTGACATAGCAGGTCTAACAGACATTTGCAATGACTGTGGAAGCGCAGGCATAGCCGGCGCAGGCGCGGGCATAACACCAAACTTTTGCATGATTGCCTGCTGAGTAGCAGGATTAGCATTAGCAAAGTTTGGGTCTTGCGGCGCCCATTTTTCAAAGATCGCTTGCTTTGTCGCAGGGTTAGCATTGACAAAGTTAGGGTCAGTAAGGACTGTGGCGAGATCGGCCATGTCTATCCTTTACTTTAACAACGGGTTGCTAGTGTCTACAGCACCGCCGCCAGTAGCGGCTGGCGCAGCGCCTGCACCGCCGCCAGCTTTCTGCTGCATTGTCTGCACACCCTTGCGGATGACGTCTTGATACTCACGCGCGGCCTTGGTAAATTCTGTCTCACTTTGGGCCAACGACATGCGGGTGCGCGCTGCAGTGGCTTTCGCGCCCTCTTTCTCAGTGATCGCGCCTGCGCCGCGCAAGACGTTAAAGGCTTCCAAGAACGCCGCGCCTTGAACTTGATCAAATGCAGCTTGGAAGTTGGCGGCGTCGGTGCCTGGCACAAAACGAACGCCTGGCAACCAAGTGGCGCCGACAGCGTTGGCAAACCCAGGGTGTTTTTTAGTACCTTGCTCAATGACTTTACCCGACGCATCTTTAACCGTTGGCTTACCAACCAATTGGTCGATAAGGTTAACTGCCTCTTCAGCGTTAGCGATTGCGCCTGGCAAGGCTTGTTTGGCGGCCACATCACCTTTAGCGATAAGTTCACCAGTAGTTTTAGCGCTTTGCATTTTTTGTACAAATGCAGGATCGCCTTCGCGTCTGCTAGTTTCTTCGGCAAGCGCAAGCCGGCGGCCTTCATGGCCAAGACGGTCACCTTCTAACTTAATGCGTGTTAATTCACGGTTGTTAGTCATTATTTCGCCTGGAGTGGCGGTCTTTTTAGTTTCGCTAATTACGGTGCTAGGGCCACCAAACGCGGGGATTGCTGATGTGCGCGATGTGCCGCCTAAATTCTCTGTGACTATGTTAGGTTTTAAATCGCTAGGTTTTGCGCCTATTTGAGCAAGTGTTGATTGGCGTTCTGCAAACGGCAATTTAAGCAAATCTTCGCCTCTAGCCTTAATACCTGCTTTTTCAGCGTCGTCGTATAGCGGCGACAAAAGAATATCTTCTAAATGCGCGGTGATATTGGCGTCTGATGGCCGACTGCTAATGTCGCGCCATGCTTGCCCTAACATGTCTTGTTTTGCTTTTGCCGAAGTAACTTTACTTGCGGCGGTCGCCGCTCTGCTGGCCTCAGCCGCGCTTTGTTCTTTACGGTATTGAATACCAAGTTGCGGGTTGACTTTAAACAGTTGCGTTTCGTAATCAGGCGATGTTGGGTTCAATTGACGCAAAGCATTGCGCTCTTGCGCCGTCGCTTCTGCTTCGCGCATTTGCATCTGCTGCAATTGATTTTGCGTTTGATAATTCTGAAGTTGCGCCATTTGACCGTACTGAGCCAAAGGGTCAGCGATCTGTATTGGCTTAACGTTAAGAGATATGGATGGATCAATAGGCATATTTATTCCTTAGTTTTGATCATAGCCATAGAAAGACGGTGTAGTTTGTACTTGTCTTCCTTTTAAAGCATTAACCAAATTATTACCTTGGCTGTAATTTAAATACGTACCTAAACCACCAGTAAGCGCATTTGCTTCGCCGACGCGCCCCGCCGCGCTCGCCGCAGCTCCGCTAGTAGCGTAATTACCCATAGTGGCAGCGTTTTGCGCGCCCATTGTGCCTAAATTTGTTGCGGTGGTTTGACCGACGCCCGCCAATGATTGCAATGGGTTTAGTTGCGCGTTGCGTTCAGTCTGATAACGGTTAAAAGCGTTTGTGTATTCTTGGGAACCCATGTCTTGACCAAACCGAGTAGCCGCCTTGAGAGCGCTACCAGAGATTAAACCACCACGAGCCGCCGCGCTTCTTTCCAAAGCCTTTTGGCCTTCAGACAATCTGAACCCGTAACCAGGGTCTGCAGTCATAGCGCTATAGTCAAAAGGCGTGTAATTTGTTGCCAAAGGTATCAACTTATTAAGCGCGGTTTTGCCTGCTTCCAAAAACGGCATTTGATCTTGACGTGTCTGTTGATATTGCTCATTAGACAAAGCCATCGCGCGATTTGACGCGTCGGCTTGCGTATTTGCGGCGTCTTTTGCGGCTTGTGAACCAACCACGCCGCTTACTGCAACGGCACCTGCTACCCATCCACTCATGGCATTTCTCCTTGTAATACGAGGCCAAAGTTGACCCGCATTGATGCTCTGTAATCTACCAACAACTCATCGCCTGCGTTTATTTTACGCGAGGCAACGGCGTAAATGTCGTCGCCTTGTTTTTCTGGCTTGATATTGCAATTAAGCGAATGATTGATAAACCGCCCCCCAGGCGTTCTTTTCCCGTTTAACCTGCCAGGGCAAACAACTTCGCCCACTTCAAAATTTTTAGTGGCAAATAGCCCTTTGCCGTGAATCGGCGAGTCTCTCAATTCAACAGCAGTATTGTCAGGCATATCTATTAAATCATGCTCAATAAGGACAATCTTGTCAAGTTCATCTTGCGTCATGCCTATCTGATGAAGAAATGCGCCGTAGTCAATTTTTGCTTTTTGAACTTCTGTACGGCTATCGGCCAGCCCACATTCGGGCACTACATATAGCCTGTCTTCCAAGATTGCCATGTCAGTGCAGTTGTCTGGGTTATCGTATATATCCACCCAAACAACTTCATCATCAAAAACACGCCCCGCGCGTTGCATTCCAGCCTTTGCAGAAAATTCACACGGTGCGGTTAAAACTTTAACGCCGTCATCAGTGTTCACCGCAATAGTGCCCTTTTCTAAGCGAACGCGGTAGTCTGACTTATGCTCTGCTCCAGTTAATACCGTCCACGCGGGAATGGTAATCTTTCGCTCATAAACCCCATCCATAAACAAATGCTCGGTCACAATATTTGCTTGGGGCATTTTTAGCAATTCTTTTTCTAACGCGCGTACTTTGCCAACCGTACACATTTCAGACGTTAAGTCAAAACTAAATGGAGACTTTTTGACTTCAAAACCTTTTCCGTAAGTAATTTTCATTAAATTACTCCAAAAGCAGGTTGTTATTAGACGCAGCTTGCATGATGACCCAGTTGGTGCCGTCAGACACCATTGTTGCCCAGTTTCCCACAACATTTAAAAGAATCGCTGTTCCTGCCGAAGTGCTGTCAATTGGCACAACATTGCTTGAAGCGGACACCAAAAGCTGTGCTTGCATATTTTTAAAGGTAACTTGTCTACCAGTATAGGCAGATGCCGAAGGCAAAGTGACTGTGCAAGTTGAGCCTGACTTGTTGTTAATTACCCAAGATTCAGTAGAAGCTAAAGTGAAATCGGAAGTTTTGGTGACTGGGGCTGAAGTAGTTGAAGACCCCCATGATGGAGCAGTATTTGCGCCATTTGAGGTTAATACTTGCCCAACAGTTCCAGAATGGAGTTTTGCCAATGTTGTTGTGGTATTGGCATACAGTATGTCACCTACCGAATAAGAACCAATCCCAGTACCGCCATTGATTGCAGGCGTTATGCCATCACCGCCGCCTGTAACGGTGTAAAGGTTGTAAAAGAACCGATACCATTCCCGCGACATCAATCCTGATTTTGAGTCAATCAAATCGACACGGGGGGCCGTGATCTGGGTAATGTTGGTTGTTTGGGTTGTAGCCATTATGCGTTGGTGGGGCTAATCAATAGTTCAGCACCCATAATGACTGCTTTGACTGGATCGGTTTGCGATACCTCATAGACACGGTCACGCAATTTCATAGTCATGCCAAGCCTGCGCCAAAAGACGCGCCTGTAATACTGACCAATTTTGCCCATTTTGCTTAAATGTTCATTTGACCATGTATGACCGCCATCATCAGACCAGCGCAACATGATCTCTGGGTCACTACCTTGACCCGTGTTTAGACCAGTGCCAGATTCACAATCAAGTTGAAGACTATGCTGTGCAGAACGTCTAAGATTATTAGTGCCAGTTGGCAATGCTCTCCATGACCGCAACCACTTCTGGATGCCACCATTGTCGGCATAAACATTTAGGTCAAGGGTATAGATGTTGCCGTTTAAATAATCACCTACTACCGTATTGCCACCAAAATTACATTGGCAGTTGCTACGGTGGCGAGTAAATTGTCCTAATGTAGTATCCCAACCAGCGCGTTCATGCCATGCTTGGGTAGATACATCGTAGACCCAAGTGGCGTTGCCAGTGGGAAATGTCAGGACATAGAAAGAATGACCTTCTTGCTGATAGGTGTAAGCCACAGCATCCGAAATGTTTCCATATTGAGCAATGGCGTATTCGACTGCATGGGTAGAAACTCTAATGCCAGAATAACCATTGTTACGATAAACAATTCCCTGACCACGGGCATCTGTGCCGAGCCAGAATAGGCCGTTGTCGAGCTTTGCGACAGAGAACGCCGCTACGCATCCAATTTCGTTAAAAGCACCTTGGATGCGCGTTAAAGGAAAGTCAGCCAATCCTGCGTCATACCAGACCTCAACCGAATCAGTGCCAAACAACCAAGCCTCGCGGTGATCCACATTAATGGCAACCAATCCATCGGGAGAACCTTCAGCAGATGCAAAGTCAAGAGGATCGACAGAAGTGCCGTCCAATAAGGCTGTTACCCACACTTTTTGTGAGTTGGGTTCGTTATAGACAAAGTATCCGTCTAAGTACGCCACAGTTACAGCACCCGTAAAGTCGGGGTCAGTAATCTTGGCAAACACATTAGTAACTTCGTTATAAATGTACCCGTCAGGATTGCAAGCCAAAAAGATTTGTGTGCCATTGTCGGCAATTGAGACTGGACCAGTACCTGTGACATCACCTAATTTGGTAGGTGTGGCGGTTAATCCAGTGACTTTGTAGAACTCAGTACCACTGACAACGTAGAAATCGCTACCGTTGGTCTGGTGTGCCCACAGCGCTCGGATAGGACCTGTGCCTATGGTTTGTTGGAACTTTAGACCTGGTGCGCGGTTAAAAAACGCTGCTGTTTTTCCACCTTCTGGAACAATTTCTGGAAAAAGGTTAACAAGTCGATTGTCTGCCGCATTGACACTGCGAGCGACATAAGACGCACCCAGAATCGGTGTTTGCATTAGTAGTTACCTGCGTAGATGTTAAAGCGTTGGCGTGTAGCCACAATTGCATATGGCATTGACATCACATCATCAGGATTGTTGATGCGCTTCAGATTGCGCTTGGATGTCATTGCAATGCGTTGTACTTGTGCGCTAGGTTCAACACCAAACTCAGGCGCAATTTCCATAGCCAAGTTGTATGTGAAGGCGCGGAGATAGCCTGGCGGGTAATACATTACCGTTGTCAAATCGGCTGGGCGATCTAACTCTTGCACACTAATAAAGTGCCATTCCAAATCCCGTGTAGGTTTTGGATAGATTGTTAAGGTAATGTCAGGAAACCCCATATTTACCCAACAAACCTGTGGATAAGTGGAAGTTACCGTCTTAACAGCAATGCCATCATATTGCTGTTGATTAATAAATTTGATGCCAAACGATACATTCGTGCCAGGGTCTCTGTAGTAAGTAGCGTCATCCATCAAAATAGGACGCAATCCTACAAAGTCACCAGTTGGGCCAAGATCACGAGAAATGTACCCAGCAGGCCAAGTGAACACTTGATCTTGGGTTACAAAAGTAGAAAGACGCTCTGTATTCCAAGAGTCAATCATCTGGTTTAGCGCCATGAGCGAATCTTGCGAAACCGATGCCGATGGGGTTTCACCTTCAGCCAATACACCGAGCAATCGTAATGCTCTATTGATTTGATCACCAGCCGTGTATGTAGCCATTACTACGCTCCTTGTTCGGTCACCTCTAAAGCGGGTCTTCCACGCTTGCGTTTAACTTCCAATGCATTTACAACAGGAGCCGCCTCTTCATCAGGCGTGTCCAAAGTATACCTTGTCCAACCATTTTTTTCATCAAATTCAGCCTCAAGTTCCATAGTGGCAACCTTGCGTCCGTGAATTGGGTGAGATAGATAAATAGTAGACATAATTTAAAAATGGGGGTTATTAGCCCCCATTAGTTTATTGATTGTGAATCAATGCAAAGTTTAAAACAACAGCTTCTGACAGCGAACCGCCAGAAATGTTGCGTAGTGTGATGGATGCAGAGCCTGCGCTCAAACCAGACACCCAACAGTTGTATGCACCAGAAGTAGCGCCAGAACCCACATTCAAAATCAAAATGTCATTTGCGGAAATGAAAGAGTTAGTCAATGTAAAAGTTACATTGGTAACACTTGCCAAAGCCGCGTTGTTCATCGTGATTTGACCAGCAGACTTGTTTAAAGTCACGCCAGTAGACTTGCTTGTGGCTTGCGTCACAGTGCCTTGTGCGTCAGTTGTATAGCCCAATTGCTCACCAGATAACACATATTGTGATCCGATAATGTCTTGGTCTGTAAAAGCAACACCGATTGGTTTTGTGTTTGACATGTTTAATTCCTTAAAAATGGAGGCCGAAGCCCCCATTTAGGTTTAGGCCAAACGGTACAAAGACCAAGTGCCGTCACCAGTTTTAACTGCGCGGAACAAGCCAGTTGTGCCTGCGGTGGCGGCAACCGTTGCCAAACCAACCACAGTCCAACCTGTGCCAGCAGTCATTGTGATAACGCCAGTGCTTGAACCGTTCACGTTACAAACGCTAAAGTCAAATGCACTATTGACCTTGGCACTAGAAACAGTTGCTTCCAAAGTTGCCACTGCTGGCAAAGTGTAAGCAGATGCTGTCGTGCCAGGCGAACCCAACAAGATGCCAGAAGTGATCTGAGCAACAGTTAAGGTAGCGCCAGTAGTCGCTGTGGGAGGTGTAGGTTGAACGGTAAGATTAACTTCCGAAATATTGCCGTCACCAAGTTGGTAACCGCCTGCGCCATTAGGTAAAGCCATGATATATATCCTTAAAAAGAGTTACGGAATGAAGCCCCCGAAAGGGCATTCAATTTAGCCCCAAACGCGGCAAGCCATTTGTGGACGGATGGTGCTGTAGCCATACAGTACGTCAATACGGCAAGGCATACGGTCATTGTTGATGTCGTACTGGCGAACCACACGCAAAGAAATACCGTTGTGGACAGCACGAGCGGCCATGTCAACACCTTGTGGGAGCAACAAGTCAGCAGTAGCAAAGGTGATCGCATCCTTGTGGTAGACCAAGTTCTGTGCGTAAGCAGTAGAAGCTGAACCCAAGAAAGTAACAGCCTTGCTGTTTTGTGGCAATACATCCACAGTTGCCAATGCATGGTTAGCAGAGTACATAGGTGCAACAGTCACAGTCCAAGTACCAGACACAGCAGTAGCGTCAGCCAAAGCCACGAATTGGAACAATGAACCAGTAGTTTCACGAGTCTGTGGGTTAACTGCATAGCAAGAAGCGATAGTGAACACATCACCAGCCTTGATGGTGGTAGTCACTGAGCCTTGTGTCAATGTCAGAGTAGAAGAACCCTCAGAGGTCACGGCAGCGCCAGTGGTGGTGGATGCAGAAGCATCGCGTGAACCAGTAGTGAACTGCTTGATAGACTGAGACATGTTGATCTCGTCAAAGCCCAACACGCCAGTACCCATCATGCCGTTCTTGAACTGCTTGCTGATAGTGTCGGTAGGATTGAACAGACCTTTCATGCCTTCAACCAAGCCAGCGTTAGCGGCGGGGTTCACTGTGGCGTAACGGGGTGACATCACTGCGGCGTTTTCGTTCAGTTTCTGTTGGGCTTGCAACAAGACCAAAGAGGTAGAAGGAGTGGTGCCAGGTGTGCCAACAGAGTTACCGATGGTCTTGAATGCATTAGCAACATCAGCATCAATAGAAGATGCCAATTGGCTAATACGGGGCTTCAACACACGCTCTGCGAAGTCATCCAATTGCATGGTCAATTCAGCAGATGTGAAGTTGACACCGATATGCTTTTGGCTTGCAACAGACAAGGTGGTGAATTGCTCGTTGTCATCTTGGACTTGGAGCGCTGCACCGTCAGTCACCAGAGCGCGGTCAGGTAAACGGATACGGAGAGTTGAACCGATCTTTGCACCTTCGACAGCGAAGCTATCGTCATACTGGCGGTTCACATTACGGGTGAGCACTAGGTTGTTCTCAAGAATTTCGAGAGCCTTTCTAGTGATCATGTCAATGGTTAAGATACTGTTAGACATGGAAAAAATCCTTTAAAAATTGATTAGCGGGTCTGCGCTTGCCACTTCTTCATCTGTCTTGCTCGTTCTGCTTCAATCCACTGCGAGTCCGTCATGGTCTTGGTAGACCTTGGGTCTGTAGTGTCATAAGCAGGCGATCCATTGGATCGAGCAGTGACAGGCGAAATAGGTGCTGGCGCTGACGTTGTTCTTTTGATCGGGGGGTTATCGACTAATTTAGCCTCAATTTTCCCAATCTCTTTAGCCTGTGCAAGCGTTGACATGCGTGAGATGCGATCCGCTTCTTTGGGGTTAGAACCGAGGTAGTAAGCTAACTCAGGACCAACATCAGAGAATTTGATCGTTTCAGCCATCACTTCTGTGATTGGAAGTTTTGGGTTGTACGCTACTTGTTCAAAGTCATCGTACTTACTCCGCGCTTCTTCTTCACGGTCATGGTAACTTTCAAGAACTTCCGATCTTTGCTTTTCAGCCTCTCGCTGTGCGATTAGTTGTTGTGCTTTCTGAAGTGCTAATGCTTCCGCATAAGCCTCAGTAGACTCAAACTGATCAAGAGATGCTACTGGCGCTGATCGCAGTGTCTGTTGTTCAGACTGACGCTGTGCCTGTTCTCGTTCCCACTTACGTTGCTCTCTTGCGAGGCGTTTGCCGATCGCAGCGTCTAACTCTTCTTGTGTGAAGGTCTTAGATACCACTTCTGGCGTTTCCGACACTTGAACTTCAGTCTCAGGGGTAGCCGTCACCTCAAGAGCTGGCGCGGAGTCAACTTCCGCTAGGTTTTGTTGGACTTCTTCAGTCATTTCAATGAATCCTTGGATTCCTCGGTGAACCTCACCGATACGGTTTTTACAAATGTATCAGATATTTAAATTAAATGCTAATTTCAATCTTTGTCAATGTTAATTTACTCCGCTTAATATAGGTTGTAAATTTAAGTCGGTATATGTTTTATATACATCTGCTATTGCACCCTGTTCAAACAAACTATAAACATGGGTTTTAAATTCTTCTTTGCTTATTTGTGCATTTTCAAATGAACTTTTTAAAGTTTGTACTTGTGTTGCTAATTCTATTTGTGTCATAAAAAATTATCCTATTTCTTACAGAATTATGGTTTGGTCTGCGCCTGTATAACTCAACACAATCCACGAACCGCCATTAACTCGATACACACACGCACCATTTCCACCTGCGGTTACGCCTCCCGCCGACAATCCTCCATTCCCACCTTTTCCCGTGTTAGCCTGATACTGTGCATCGCCAGAATTTACTGCTGCACCACCAGCCCCCAAGAGACCATCATTTCCTACTGTATTTGTGGTTGATGTTGCTGTACCAACATAACTTGACCCACCGCCTCCAGAACCACCAAAGTTTGGTGCAGGGCCTGTTAGACCAGCACCTCCACCTCCATAGTATCCTGCGCCTCCGCTTCCAGGTGTACCAGTCGCATTGTCTCCACCGCCATCAGGCCCACCGCCATAGACAGCACCTCCAGATGGGCCTAACGCACCTGCGCCACCTTGCAAAGCTGAACCAGCAGTTCCTACATTTGTTGTGCCTCCCGCCGCTCCACCTGCGCTTTGAGTGCCACCGAAACCATTAGTTCCAGTTCCATTTTTGCCTATTAATCCACCGCCACCCACGCCAGGGAATCCACTCCTTGCACCAGAAGAGCCAGCACCAGCAATTAGCAAAGCGTTTGCATGAGAAATTGATGTAAGAAATACTCCGCAGTAACCACCACCACCACCAGCCCTACCACTAACGCCAGCAGAACCGCCAGCACCCACAACAACTTTTAATACCTGACTTACATTAAAAAACAATGTTCCCGCTACAAATCCACCGCTACCAGCACCATATCCATCTGCCGCAGCAGTTCCACCGCCACCGCCAGCCCATAGTTTAAATTCCACTGTGTATCCACTAGCGCCGCTAGTTAGCAAGGAGTTTTTAGCGGCAAACATTATGGGGTATACCCTTGGGCAATTGAACCGTACCAGTTTGTACCGTCAGCAATAAAAGTCAAAATGTCCATCTTGCCAGCAGTTGCTGTGATGGTTGGTGCGCCAGCCGTACCCCATTTAACCGAGGTAAATGTCGCTGTGCCGTTACCTGTGGTTGCTGCCTGTTTAAGTAGCAACACAAAAGATTTACCAGCCACATTTGCAGGCATTGTAAATGTGCAAGCTGTAGATGCTGTCAAAGTTGCAGTCTGCACCGTACCATTGGTCAATGCCAAAGTAGATGCAGTAGTCACTGTGCCAATGGCAACAACTGCCTCAACATAATTGGTGACTGTTGGGTTGTTAAATAGTCCATTAGCGCTGACCTTAGTAGTTGTACCACTTTGCACAATCGGCAATACCTCAGTACCCGCTAGGGGGACTGTTGCGCTCGGTAGAGCAGAGATTTTTGTATCAGCCATTTATCACTCCAACAAAATTAGACCGCCATCCTCTTGCACGAGGTTGTCACCGATCTCAGTTAAAAGATTGCCCTGCACAGTTGCATCGGCATATCCAGACAAAAAGGAAATAATGCTTCCAATACCAATGGAAACACCGTTCCGAATAGGAATGCCAAAGTAACTCATTGTGAGTTCATTGGTTTACAGTAAATCGTGCCACCAGTAGACACTTGAATCGCACTCACACGCCATTGACCGCTAACACTAGCGGGTACTTTAAATGGAATTGGTGTAAATGGTGGGATAGGAGTGCTAGATGTTGTGGCTGTTACGCCTTCACCAACTAACACATAGCAAGATTGGTCAGACCAAACTACCACGCCTTGAGCGCCAGCAGGCCAAGTACCAGTGCTTCCAGCAGTGCCAGTGTAAGTCACAGACTTGGCTGGAAAATTACTATCTGCTAAAGGGTTTAAAAGTTCCATGATGTGTCCTTATGCCAAGAATTTTAGTTTATACAATGTGCGGAGATAGATTTCAATGATATTGTCAATTAACTGTTGTAACGACATATCGGTCTTGTCCACCACTTCATATCGCGCATCTTCAATCTGTTTCAAAGAATCTTCCAAGAATTCTATGATGTTAGATGTTTTCTTTGCCGAATGCAAAGTGATTGGCCCAATTAGACCATGACGGCCTTGGTAGGACTCGGCAAAATCGTCCGCAGCGTCAATGATGCGGTCATAAAAGATATTTAACGCTGTGTGCTTGCTGAAACTGCGAGTGTTCAGATGCACAGAATGCGCTACATCACGGGCTAGGAAAAGGATTCCTATAAATTCATTGGCTTTCATTGGGGCATTCCTTGTGGGGGCATCATCTCTGGTGGCATTTGGGGTTGCTGATATTCAGCAGATTCGGGCATCATTTCGTTCTGTTCACGGCCAGGCATCTCGCCCACCAAATCACCAGAAGTGATCATCCCATGAACCGTTCCCATGACAATATCTTGGATTTGCTCTGGTGACATACTGGCTTGAACGGCGGCAATACGCTTGGTTTCCGCTTCATAAGCCTTAACTTGAGCCTCAAAATCTTTGCGTTCTTGATCCTGCATTTCGATAGATTTACCAACATTTTTAATCATGTTGTGCATGGCTTCCATCTCTTGACCCATAGCCTGCATTTGTTGCTGCGCGGCTTGCAATTCTGGATTGTCTTCGCCGTCTTGCATTAGTTTAGGGTCAATAGTCTTAGCAAAACGTTTAGCCATTTCTTGAGCCCCTGGCCAATCCATGTTTTTAACAAACAGATCGCCGGCGACTTGCCACAGTTGTGGGTTGCCTTGCAGAAGTTGAGCCATTGCTTCCAATGCTTCTTGGCGTTTGGTGGCGTAGCCTGGGCCCGTAGTAGCGACCACATCGTACTTGCCGACACCAGGGTTATAAACCTTCTCGATCACAATACCTTCTTGGTTCATAATCTTATTAACTGGTTGTGGCTGATCAGGGTTGATCTTGACCATTTTGGTCTCGCCATCTTCACCAATAATTCGGGCAATACGCTGGGTGTCGTAAATCTTAGGGATTAAGTCAATCAGCTGGCGCGCAATGTGGCGAACACCACGGGCAAGGTTGTCGCCGTAGTGGTAAGTGCCCACATCGCCTTCTCGTTGACGCGCAAGGATAGCTTTGCCTGAGCGCTCATTGCTTCCCATGCCCAAACTAGCGTTGTACTGGCCAGTTGTGGACTTAATATCTTCAGATGCGCCAGCTTTTGCTTGCAGTAAGCCGCTTGAGGCCATTGGGGGTTGAGCTCTTTGAGGCAACGGCAAAATAGAACCTTGGCCGTCTGTTACATCGGGGTTTACCTCAAGGTAAGGCCAATTCGTGGTGTTGGCGGTCTTCCATTGGTTTTCATAACCTTCAAACTGACCACCGTAACCAATGAATGGCGCTTTAGGAGCTAGGGCAAGCATCTCTGCTTCTTGGCTAACCCAGTAGTTGTACATGCGCTGTGCGTCTTTGGCGTTTCTCACCAAACCAGACACATACAAGCGTCCATCTACCTCAAATTCGTTGCCGACAATGCGGATAACGGGTATCCACTTGCCTGCCCACTCGCGTTGTTCAAGGATTTCGTAACCATTGATCTTGCAGTATTTGACTTTTGGACGGTCAGACTCGCGTGATTTGCTAGGTTTGCCAAAATGCTCTCTCAGCATCTTGTCTTCTGGTGTGCCAGCAAATGCGGTCTGGTTGCCAGGGTACAAATTCAACGTAGCGCGGTCAAAGTCAATGTAGTAGTAATCAGCGATGCGGATGGTGTCCTCATTTAACCAATTACTGATGGATTGATCACCAACGCCCAATGATTGCAAAGTTGTAATGGGAGCAGCGTCTGGGTACATGCGCTCAAACTCTTCTTTGGTGATGTCTTCGGTAATGAAGCACCACTTAGCGTCTGCGCCTGTTGGGTCTTGGATCGTTGGGTCCATGTAGACCGAGAAACTGTTACGAATACGCCCAATCTTGATGTCTTGATCAAAGGTGTTGTCTTCGCAATACTCGGTCAACAGACGGATATAGCCTTCGCCATAAGCAACTTGGTTTTCACAAGCGGTGTCATAAGCAACATCAGCGTCAGAGATGTACTCAATGTGGCGAATCATGCCATTGAAGATGTCTGCTACTTCAATGTCTGCGTTATCGTCTACGGGGATGACCTTCGCGCCAGGTCTATTCTGGCGTTGGTCATTTGTGACTTGGCGCACATGCTGTGGCAGTTTATTGATCGTCAGACAGGGACGGGCATTAATGGTTTGACCTTGTACAGCACCACGGGTGGCAAGTACATCGGCAGGCCATTGCCAGTGGTTGTCAGGTGAGCCAGCGTAGAACTTTAGGTCATCTGTCTCATCTTCACGGGATTCGAATAGCGCGGAAACGGCTAAATCTAGCCTTGCTCTTGCTGTGGCCAAAACGTCGGAAGCGCTTTTCTTGGGTTTACCGCCTTCAGCTACTGCGCCAGCAGCCGCAATCCCTGTGTAATCTGCCATTATTTTTTCTTCATTGGTTTAGATTGCGCCGCGCGTTTTTCGCTGTAGGCAATTGCCACGGCTTGCTTAACTGGTTTGCCAGCGGCAATCTCAGCTTTTACATTTTTGCGAAATGCTTCTTTGCTTGCAGATTTAACGAGTGGCATTATTTGGCTTTCTTTGCTGTTTTAGCAGATTCTTTAAATGCTTTAGCAGTTGGAGCGCCTTTTGCACCTACGGGACGCATCTTCTCTTTACTGCCCGCTGCGATACGCGCTTGTTTAGCATGAATATTTGCGTAGAGTCCTGGCTTCATAGTCAACACTTCCATCGTTTAAGAGCTGCCTTGGCGCGTTCGCCGTTCTTGGCATTGGCCGCTACAGCCCCCATTCTTGCACAAAATGAATCTTTGCGACCTTGATCTGCTTTGGTTTTGGGGTTTGGTGCTGGCGCTTTTAAGTGTGAACCAGTCTCACGGTTGTATTTCTCGCGCCCTTTTTCTGTCAGACCTGCGCCCTTAGAAACGGGGAGTTTTTCGCCTCTGCCTACTGACAAAGACACGCCTTTTTTTGCCATTTAAGCCCCCATCCAAGAAGTATGCATTGCACTGCCTTGTGCATTAATGCGACGAGTAGGTTCAGTGTACTCTCTGTGCGCTACAGGAAAAGCAAAAGTGACAGCAATAGCGTCGGCAGCATCTGGTGAAGCTAACCCCCGTGCTTTCATATCTTTTTTGCTTTCCAAGAAGATTGTTCCGCGTGAATCAGGCTTCATCATAGGCGAAATCAGATCAGTTTTCAAGAACCTATCGTTTGGAATACTAGCAAATTTCAACCATTCCCGCATTTCACCCCACATCTGCGCGCGCATATTGCCGTACATGATCGGATTCTTGGCCTTATTACCAAAGTTTACGCCTTTTATTTTGTAGCGTTGCTCCTTGAGCCGGTCTACGATGCCGGCGCCTAAGCCACCCTCGTCGATCACGACCAGTGTAGGCTTAAATTCATCAATCGCCTCGATCACATGCCCGACCACCGTCATAGTGTCGTCGCCTCGGTGGCGCATGATCTTCACTATATCGCGCCCTTGCCGCACCGCGATCACCGTAGCGTCTGCGCCGAAGCGTGCAGGGTCCACGCCGATCACTATTGGCGCTGACTGATCCTTATATTTGGCTCGTTTCATGGCGTCGTCCACAATATCTGCGCCAATGAACTGATCATCGCCCGCGTTGGGGAACATGCCGTACACCTCGACGTGCGCTTGCGCTGAGTCTGGCCCATATTCGCCAATGATTCGTTCGTAAACCGCCTTGTCCGTTCCTTCGACCGTGCGCGCGTCCACCACTTTGGTTTTCCAAAACTCGCGTTTGGAATTAAAGGCTTCGTAAAAGTACCCAGTATTGCGGCGCGGGTTAGAGAAGGCCAGCCAAAAACGGTTTGGCGTGTTTTCAGTAAAAAATCCACCCGTCACCGCCCAGATTGAGTCGTCAATACCACTGGCTTCGTCGAATACCACCAGCACACCATCAAAGTTGTGCACACCCGCGTATGCGTCGGGATTCTCCGCTGACCAGAGCCGCCCCTCGACGCCCCAGTATCTTGTGCCCTTTTTCAAATCCCGTTCGACCAGCTCGGTCAGCCATTTGGCCGGCATGACGCGGGTTGCCGAGACTTCAAACCAATGGCTGTTAAGTGACATCGCCAGCCATTTAGTAATTTCAGCCCAAGTGATTGATCGCAGTTGGCTTTCCGAGTTAGCCGAGATGATGGTCGTCGAGCCAATTCGCGTGGACACCATCCAAATTGTGATCCAACTCACTAACGCCGATTTGCCAATACCACGGCCGGACGAGATAGCTTCTTGCAATACATCGTAGTCCAGTTTGCCTTGGTTGGTCTTAATGTGTTCGGCCAAGTCGAGCAACACCTCGCGCTGCCATTTGCGTGGGCCGTCAAAGTTTTCCAATGGCGTACCCTTGACGCCCCACGGAAATGACAGCATCACAAACGCCAGCGGGTTGTCCTTGATCTGCGGCGACCACAGCCGCGCCATCAGTTCTTGTTCGTCTTCAGCGCTGTAGATGGTGCTCTGCATTTAGCTTCTTTAGTGTGGGGCTTGGCTCATGTGCGATGACATCAATAACCCGCGACTCGGCGTCGCGCAGCGCTTGCGTGATCGAGATGCGCTGGTCCACGTCGATGCTGATGGATTGCTTGGCCACCCAACCGTGGACATTTTGCAAAATAGCCAATGCGGCTTTAGCGTCGCCTTCACTTGCTGCTTTATGTAAGCACATGGACATGTCGCGTTCGCCATCTGCGCGGCCTTTCATTTCGGCCATCTCGGCAACGGGGTCAAGTTGGCAAAGTTGACGATATTCGGTTGGCAGCAATCCAGCCGCTAACGCTAAGGCGTCGCCTTTCAGTCCGAGTTTGGCCGCGTCATATATGCGTTGTAGGCGACTCTCGGTCGCTTCAATCTTACGCGCGGTAAATGGCAGGCTTTGAAACATATGCCGAATATACCAAAAAAATTTAAAAAAATAGAGCCGGTTGGTTTTGAACTTTTATATAAAAAAATTTTGTTTGTGAACCCTCCGAAGCTGGGGGCCCATTGCGCGGGCCCTACCCCACCCCCTCAACCCGATGGATCAGGCCAGATCGGCCATGTGGCCACGTGGGCGCGCGGCCGTCGGCCGGCCAGCTGGCGCCAGGCAGGCGCGCGGCCACCGGCAGGCAGGCAGGCGCCGGCCGTGTGGACAATGTGGACAATGTGGACCATGCGGCGCGAGTCGCTGGCCGCTTTAAATAACTACTGGGTTTTTATCCATGTAATACTTTCGTGGTGGGTCATGGCGAGCCCAATAGGCATGCGGGTTCCCAAGGGTAGGGCTGGAGAGCCCCTATCCATGCGGGTTCCCACGTGGACAATTTGGCATTGTCCACAAAATTCGTCAAAATATTACATGGCGGCTTGTAGCATGGTCGCCAAATAACTGTGTAATCCTATAGTTCTATATATTTATTAGGCTTATTAAGTACTAATCTAACCATTGTCCACATTGTCCACATAGCCCCGAAACCCGCGCCGTTGTTGACTATTCGTGTGGACAATTTGGCGTCGAAACCATAGTCCACACATAGTCCACGCATTGTCCACACATAGGGAAACTACCTAGAAAATAATTGTTGACAATGTAAGGAAAGGCCTTACAATATATATACCGACGCAAGATCGCGCCGGCAACAAACTACAGTAAAGGCACACAATGAAATTCACACATAAAGAACTCGCGCAAATTGAAACCACGGTCGCCAAATTCGACACGATCGCTAGAACACTGGCCGACTATGATTCGACCGTCGTCGCCGACGTGCGCGCGCTGGGTTACATCATTCAAGAGTTACGCACGACGGCCGGCCTTATGGCCGACGATGATCGCCAGGTGCAACAAGCCGGCATCGGCCGCGTGTTTAGCTTATTCGCTAACCTCCCACAGTAAACCCAAGCCGGCCAGGCGCGACGCCTGGCCACAATCAACTAAACGAAAGTAAAAAATGTACTCTTCAATATACAAAGCGCGTAAGGAAACCGGTTATAAATTCGAGTTACTGATTCACAGTTTGCCCAGTATTGCCGGCGACTCAGTAACGGCAAAATACTATTACCAAACTAAAAACGAAGCGATTAAAGCCGCCGCAATACTCGGCGCGAAGGCTTGGAACTATTAAAACCTAAACCGGCCAGGCGCGACGCCTGGCCACAAATACAGTCAACTAACCTAAACGAAAGTAAAAAATGCAAGTACATCTCACACTAAAAAGCGCAAACGTCAAAACCGGTCCGATACCCGTATCCACCACGGCGCGCGAGTCGTGCCCTTCAAATTGCGCCGTGCGCGACGCATGCTATGCGGCCAGCGGGCCGCTCGCGCTCCACTGGGCCGCCGTATCAAACGGCACGCGTGGGGCCGACTGGGCCACGTTTACAAAATCAATCGCACAATTACCCGACGGCCAGCTTTGGAGACATAACCAGGCAGGCGACCTACCGCAAGCCGGCGGCACAATCGACGCCGCGAAGCTGGGCCAGCTGGTCGCCGCGAATACTGGCCGCCGTGGCTTCACCTATACGCACCACCGTGACGCCGCGTCGATCGACTGGGTACGTCATGCGAACGCGTGGGGGTTTACGGTAAACCTAAGCGCAAACGACCTACACGACGCCGACAAGCTGGCCGACTATGCGGCCGGTCCGGTCGTCGTCGTGTTGCCCAGCACGCAAACGAAGAACACACGCACGCCGGCCGGCCGCGCCGTCGTCGTGTGCCCAGCTACACAACGCGACGACGTGTCGTGTGCGACGTGTCAACTATGCGCGCGCCAGCGCTCCACAATTGTCGGCTTTCCGGCTCACGGCACGCGCCGCCGTGTGATTGATATCAAGCTGGCCGCGTAAGCGCTCGACTGTATGCGGCCGCCGCTGGCCGTATACGGGCGCGCACTATCGCACGCTATAACCTAAACGAAAGTAAATATGCAAAAAGTAATGAGAGCCAAATATGCCGGCCGCTGTAGTCGGACCGGCGCGCCGATACGGCCAGGCGACGAAATAGTTTATGACACGGCCACGCGTACCGCATGGATCACGTGTGAAGATGACGACCTAAACACAATCACGCTAAACGACCAGGGGCGCTACCGTACGTTTACACGTAACGCGCGCGGCCGCTGTATCGACGCGCCGTGTTGCGGCTGCTGCACTATTTAAGGGGGAATTATGTTTAGCACGTATTTAAGATTAAACCTGCCCGTATGGGCCAGCAGCCGCGACGTCATACGCGCGACTTACGGCCGGCTGCAGCCAGGGGCCCGAGCTCGCGCGCATCGGGCGCCGCGCCAGGCCATATTGCGCGACATGCTGGCCCAACACGCGGCCGCGCAGGACCTACACGCGAGGGTTACACATGTATAAATTAAATCAACGCGTTATCACGCACAAATACGGGCCGGGGACAATTATTGTTTTTGAGCGCGTTACGTTTAACGCTGTGCAATCGGTTGACGAATACCAGGCGGGCGACCGGATAGGCGTGCAATTAGACACGCCTGAAAATTGGATGCTGCACTCGCGCGGCCTGCCGTATTTTGTGCCGGGAGATATAGCATGACCTACTACACGACGAAAGCCGCCGCGCAGGCGCTGGCCGATACGCTGGCCATGCAGGACGCCGACGCCTGGCGGTACGAGGTCCAAGCTGGGCCGCGTGGCTTTTATGTGGCGGTATTTGATTTTGACAATTATTTTTTAGGGAACCTATGAGACACATCACAATTTTTATTTATTTGGCCGCGCTGGCCGTGCTAGCGCTTGATTTATTTATTTGGAGAATCTAACCATGCAAACGATAACAATAGGGAAAACACGATATACGACTAACCGCACGGATATATTCGCGCACCACGCAAAATGCACCGGTAAGCATAAGCGCGTTAAATCTAAGGGACCGGAGCGCCGGTTTTATCCGGTTTACTTTGACGACATGAGCACGGCCGACTATGTGGCCAAATACGAAAGCCTAAACCATGTAAAACACTTGCTGCCGGTAGCTTGGGACCAGCTGCGCGCGCTGCCGTGCCTGGCGCCGGTAGGCGAAGACAGCTACAGCGAGGCGGCCGATAATGAATAATATACCTAAAATTTTGCAGGATGCATTAAGGCCCTTCGCGCCGCCTGCCCTTAGTACTAGCAGCGAGCGCGTGACGGCTGCGCTGGTCCTAGCGCTTACGGCGCCGGATGCGAAAGCCGCGCAGCAGTGCGCCGACATGGCCGAAGAATTCGCGCAGGGTTTAACTGATGACCAGGTCGAGCAGTGTAAGGCCGACGCCATGCGGAGGGCCGGTTTATGACACTAATTGATTTTTGCGGCCTGCCACGCACCATGCACGAATGCGAAGCGGAGGGGTACACACGCGACCAGGTATACGCGGCGGTTAAGCGCGGCGAGCTGGTAAACCAAAACCGGCGCGACGCCTGGGGCCGGATACGGCGCGGCGCTGGCCTGTTTACTGTGGCCGACACTAAGCCGGCATATGACGCCGGCGCGCTGGTGGAGGTGTGGCGATGATTCTCGCTGTACTGATTGCCGCTATACTGGCGGTGCTGCTAAACATTTAGCAGTTGCCTAAAACTTTAAAGCCCCTGCAAAGGGGCTTTTTTTTATGTCTCGACTAGTCGGCGCAGGTCCGACTTTGCGACGTCCACCATATCAGGCGCGCAAAATATATGCTTTTTGGTGTCATAGTCGCGCGACTTCAAGCGGCCCATGTCCACCCAGCCGGCCTCCTTAAGCGCATGCAATAAAGCGGGCTGTACCACCTTCACGCCCTGGGGCGCCATGCCCTGCAGGCGGTCGCATATGGTGTGGAAGGGCGATCCGATGACACCACGGGCAAAGTCACCGGCACGGCGGCGCATTTGATCGACTAAGAACGACTCGGCCGAGCTCATGCCGTGCTCGACCATGATGGCCTTGGCCTCTGTCATTGGCGGCGGCGCGTTGGGATTCCACGCCGACACGTCACGCGTGTGCAAGTAATGCGCGACTGCTTCAAAGCCTCCCCTGTGTTGATACCAGTTCCACAAGCTCACCGCCTGAGCCTCTGGTAGTTTAGACGCCTCGGCCCACACGCAAAACCAGCGGCGATCTTCTGAGGGAATCGATATGGCCACGCGCTCATTAGAAAATGCGACGACGAACACGCGATTGAGCGCCATGTATGGGTGCAAGCCCTTGCGATTAATTGGCAACATTTCAGGCGGCGCGGCGATGATGGGCTTTAGCACGTTCTCTAATGCGCGTCTGTCTTTTGCTTCTGCTTGGCGAAGCTCTGCGATTTCCATCACTTCGCACTCGAGCGCGTAGCCCCATTGGCTGGTTAAGTCTTCATTTTTGACCAGCGAGCAATTGGTCTTGGCCTTGCCTCCGATGGCCCAAAAAAACGGCGCGAATAATGTGTCCTTGCCTGAGCCATGATTGCCGCCCATAAGGATCGCGTGGTTAATCTTATGCGTTGGGAATTGCACTTTATGAGCAAGCGCGTTCAACAAGTGCTCGCGCTCAAAATCAATCGGAACCATGCGCTCGACGTGTTTAAGCCAGAGCGATACATCGCCTGCAACGGGCTCCGGCCGCGCATCGCGCCAGCGATTGCCGTATACGAAACCATCGCGCGCCACTAAGATCGACTCGCCTGCGGCGTAGGTTATGCCGACCAGCGCCTTCGCGCCCTTGGCCTGTCTGTTCTCATCAAAGCTGATCGACGCCTCGACTTTGCGTTTGGTGTGCAATGACGTGCACCCGATGTGGCGAAACAAAGCATTGAAAGTGCCGCGCGACAGTTCGCGTCTGTCTTGCATGTCAAAGTAGGCGTCGTCGTCTTGAATGTAGGCGAAGCGGTCCCACCACTCTGCCTTTTCGATCCTGCCGAGCTCCTTGCGCTCGACCTCTGCAATAACACGCGCGGCCTCGTCTGGGTATTTCTCTGTAGGTGATAGCTTGGACAATGCCAAGTCCATCGCCTGCGCCAGCAACTCATCACGCAGGCCAGGGGTGTGTGCTGGCCCGCCGTTGTCTGCAACCCATGTCAAAAACGATTTGGAATCAAAGTCAACGCAATGCGAGTGCAGGCAACAGTACGCACGGTTGGCTGGCATGTAGCGGCCCTCTGGGTTGCCGTCGGTATGCTCTGCGTTGTTTGGGCAGACGATCCCCGCCCAGCCCTCTTGGTTGGGCCTGCTGAGTAACATGCCCTGCTCTGACAACCACGCCATGACGTCGTCTGCGCCGTCGTCTGATAGGCGAATTGGGCGCAGGGTGAGACTGTCGGCCTCTGCTGGCACGACACCCAGCGCGTCGCATATGTCTGTCAATGTGTATTCGCGCTCAGGATGGAACTCAACTAGTCGAGCGGCAAAGCTATCGCGCCCAGGCTTTAGGTTGACCGAGCCAGGCAAACGAAAATTGCGAACTGCGTTGCACGCACCAGGGTCGGTAAACCCTGCGTCTGCAATCGCGCGAATGGCGGCGCTGAACTCGCCCTTGGTCGGCTGATCGCTGAACGCATAGCCCCATTGGAACGAACCCTCGGATGTCTCCATGATCCACGTCGGGGCTAATGGTGGCGTCTTGGACTTGGTGCCAATGTCGTCGAGCATCATCACAAGGATGTACTCGCAGTTATCAGCGCGAGCGGATACGTGGCCGTCTGTGAAGCGGTCAATAATGAACGACGCCGTGTTGCCGTACCATGCTTGCCCTGCCTTGACACCTTTGCTGGGCAAGTACGCTGGCCATGTGCACTTGACTGCGCCGTCTGCGTGCAATTGAATCTGGCCGTCTTTCAACTGTGGTTTTTGTCTCACAATTAGCGCGGTCTCACCTTCAGGGGCTAATTTTGTGATAAATTCTAGAAATTCCAAACTGATTCTCCTTTAAGAGCCCGCCTGCCAGCGGGCTTTTTACTTACCGTACCTAGACATAATCGCCACCTCAGCGCCAAGAGGTAAACCCTCGGCCCATGCAGGTGGCGAGCACATCACACGTTCTAATTCGCCCGCCATTTCTTCTGGTCGGTCGGTCTCTAAAACTATCTCATCATGCACATGCAGCACCACGTCATCGAGTTGGCGTAGCGCGTAACGCAACAGATCATTGGCGGTGGCCTGCGTGATGTTCTCACACGCCAGCCCTTTCCAAAGCCTAGCCCGTGGCCACTCTTTTGCGTCTGCTGCCGGCTTCCATGCCGCCTTGGCGTAAGTCACGCCGTCGGTCTCCAGCTTGGCAAACGGATAGCAGAGCACACGCCCAGAGGGCAGAGCGTACCAAAGGTGCTGGCCATCATACATATAGGTAACCCGCCCCACACTGAACTCATGGCCTTTATTTCGCATAGCGCGGGTGTATGCCTCTTCGAGTTTCTGCCAGTAGGGTACCGACCACGGATTAGCCCTGCGCCATGCGTCCACCATGCGCTTGGCGTCTGACTCAGGCAAAAGCACGCCATAGACGCGGCCCATAGCGGCGAAGGCACCAATACCACCGGCAAAGCCACACGCAAGCTCTTGGACCTTGCCGATCTGACGCTGGCGGTCGTCTACTGCATCGACTGCCACGCCAAAGGTGGCCGACGCGTTGACCTTGTAGACGTCCTCACCCTTAGCAAATATGGCCAGCTTGGCCTCGCCTGCTGGGCAGTTTGAGAGCCACGGATTAGCGCGCGCCTCAATAGACGACCAATCAGCGACGACTAGGTGTTTTCCCTTAGCAGGAATTAATGCGGGCCTGAGCATTCCTTTAAGGACATCAGTAACACGCTTTCCAAATTTTGGAACAATTGAATGACCTCGGACCATTGCAGTTCTAACGTCTTCGGGCGATTTGGCACATTTCCTAGTGAAATTATGAACTTGGGCTCCGTAGCTGCTGGCACGACCCGTGGCAGACCCTCCAGCGAATACGAAGGCACCGCGCACCCTGTGATCTTCGACGTCTGCGAGGCTTGCAAGGCGGCTGAACTTCGCAACTGAAGACGCCCATAGATCATCCGCGCATTGGATGACCTCGGCAACAGCGGGCGGTATCTCATCGGGGTCCTCCATCGCAAGCAGGTTAGCCCGCACGGTCTTGTCAATCGAGTATTTTTTCTCGCCGTCCTTGTACGACTCCATCAGCTTCAAAGCCTGCGGGCCTACTCGATCAATCACCCACTGACGCATTTTAGGCGACCGGACGCTGGTGATGGCGCCTTCTGTGACTTCAGCCACGATTTGCTCAATTTCGGTCAGCTCGTCGCTGGCGAACTTAACAGCGGCTTGGCATAAGGGCACATCGACCAACACGCCGCGGTCGTTGATACGCTCGTTGACGTGATAGTCGGCCAACTCGTCATCGCTCAACGGGCGCAGGGCTTGGCTGATCGAGCGCATGGCGCGCACGTCCTGCTCGCAATATTGGATCATCTCGGCCATAAGGTCGGCGTCGTTGCGGAAAGTGCCGTCTGGTTTGGGGATGCTAAGTAAGCGGATCAACTGCGAACCGCGATGGTCTTTTTTCATAGACGCGCCGGCAAAGCGGCCAACGTCCTCAAGTGAGCCAGGCGCGCAATTGGCGCGGCCCTGTGCTGCGGTGCAATAAAACTGTTCCAGATCAAAATTAATCTGCAAAACGTACCAAAAAATTAAACGCTCAAAAGCGGCGTTGTGGGCGTAGATTAGTCCTTTGTGCTGGGCTACAGCCGCAGGAAAAGGATCGGTGGGCAACCATGTTTGCACATCACCATCGCCAAAGGCGTAAGACATGCACAGCACTTCGGTGCTCGCGTCTTGCGCGTAGTTGTAAACGCCCGCGACTTTTAGGTCGCAGGCGCTACGGGTCTCAAAGTCTAGCCAAAGCATATATAGGCGGGGGTCTCGATTTAGTTGTTTTATATACATTTACATGCATACGTGTATAGGAAAGCCAGAAAACTATACACATGACATCCTCGAATGCTGACTTAACAACCCCCTATTTACTTAGGCGGAGCGACGGCGACGACCAACGGGCGCAGGCGCTTCGACAGCTTCGGGGGCGGGCTCAGGCTCGCCGTCCATGCTGACCCATTCCACAACCTCAAAGACAGGCGTATAAATCTTGCCGTAAGACTTGTGGGCGTAGTGGTCTTTCTTTAGACGCACGATTGCCACAGGCTTAGACTGATCTTTTTCTACCTGCTCTGCCAAGGCCACGGCCAAGGTTTGAACTGCACGCTTACCGCCTACTGACGTAGTGGTGAAACGCGCTTCCATGCCTTTGTCTTCGCCGCTGATGCACTTTAAAGACATACCGACTTGGGTTTCCCAACCCTTCTTGGCGCCTGGAGGCGCTTCGTCGAGCTCAGGCAATGGCTGGCTTACGCTCGCCATCTTCTCGGCCAATACTTCACCATCGCCCCAAGCAATAAAGCCGTGGACAAAAGAAAAAGGATTGATGGCCCAAGTCGAATCTTCTTCAACTTCGGTTTGATCCGCGCCAAAGACCCAGTGGCCAGTCTTATCCATTTTCAGGATGACTGTGCCGGCGGGGCCGACATCGGCTTGAATCGCGCGCAAAGCGGATGACAGGGTGGAGACTGCTGGCAAGCCAGCTTGAGAGAACGCTACTAGATTGGACATTTCTGTTTCCTTTACATGATTTTAGAAAGGGCTGCAGTTAACTGCTTCCCGATTTGAACAACTTCGGGGCGCGGATCATCCGCGCTGGCCAAAGTGTTACCTGAACTAACGGCGACGACTAAATCGTCTGGTAGGCCGAGCTTGCGCTTTTTGAGCACCTTCTCGGCCTTCGCAGGGGAGATCACAGACGACTCCATCACTTCAGATTCTGTAAGACCGAAAGCAAACAAAGCCACTTTGGCTTTCTCTTCATCGGTCCATTGACGGATGGCACGTTTGGCCACCAGTTTGTAATCGGGCAGCTTAGCACCAGAGTCAAGCATTTGGAGCGCAAGCGCGCGTAGATCAGTGATCCACTGCTCCAGCATATCAGCATTTTTAAGGTACGCACTGATTGTCGGCGCGTCCAAATTGTCAATGCTGGTCTTCAATGCGCGGTCTACGGCACCTGTCATTTGAGGGCAGATTGGCTTGGCAGCACACCAGCGGCAATGATCGCCTGTTTGCAGTTTAGCGTCTGGCTTTTGAGCTTCTTTGACAGCGTTAACTAATTGTTTCTCAAACTCAGCAATGCGCTTAGGTGTGGTCACCCAGCGCTTAACTGCGGGCGGCTGAACGATCACCATCTCAATCTCATCGACGCCTTCAAACGCCCACTTGGCCGCTTCGGTACGCATAGACGCGGCGGCGTAGAACATGAGCTGTGGATTCTCTTCTACATCAACAGCGACACCATCACCAAACTTCCAATCCAAAACAATTGCGCGGTTGCCGATACGCCCAATGAGGTCAGTGCTCCCGAATACGTCAGGCAACAGATCGCCAAAGCCAACGCGAGTTTCAGCTTCAATTTCCATCTCCTTATTTGGGTCTAGCTCATCAAGCGCGGCCAAGGCAGGCTTGAGTTTGGTATCGATCAATTCTTGCGTGAGCACTTGGTCTTCGTACTTGGTGCCTAGATAGTGCTCTGGTGGGTTGTCTGTCATCACGATCTCAGCGATGACGTTGTGAAGTAGCGTGCCTTCGTCAGCGTATTTGTTGCTGGGCTTAGGCGGCATCTTTTGTACCAAGACTACAGAGCCTGGGCAGTTGATGACGCGCTTGGCGGTCGAGCCGCCGACGATATTACTGTGTTGCATCTTTAATTTCCTCGTTAGTGAATGTGAATGTTTTACTGTAGCTGTAGTTATCGAACTCTACTGTATTGAACTGATTGGGGAATGTACGTTGCGCCCATTCAAGCAGGATTTTCTCTGCTTCGGCTTGCGTCATCATTAACTTCATTTGACTCTCCTTTAGTTGATTGAGACTGAACTATATCACAAAAAATAAAAGTGTGCTAAACTTTCGGACATGAAAGAAAAAATAGTTGAAAATCATTTCGTATGGGCTGTGGAGCGCATAGGCGGCAAGACATGGAAGTTCACGTCACCAGGGCGCAAAGGCGTCGCTGACAGGATTGCATGTTTACCCGATGGCGCTACATGGTTTGTGGAGTTGAAAACAAAAGGAGGCAGATTGTCTGAGCTGCAAAAAATGTTTATGTCAGACATGGCGCTATTGAAACAAAACTATGTGTGTTTATGGACTAAGGAGCAAATAGATGAGTGGATTAAAAGTGTTAGTGGCGTGTGAATTTTCAGGGACTGTCAGAGAAGCGTTTGCTAAACGCGGGCATGACGCATGGTCTTGTGATTTAGAACCTACAGATGTGCCTGGTAATCATTATCAAGGGTCAGTGTTGGACATATTAGATAGGGGGGGG